TCAATGAAAGCCTCTACCGTTTTGGTAGAGGCCCATTCACCGTTAAAGTCTATGTGGTTATACTTCACAGGAAAATATTTATGGTTTAGTTACAATGATTGGTATGCTCTCAATGCCGCGCACACCTGCTGCCAGCAAGGTAGCGGGGTCTTTGAGCCGGAACCTGATCTGAGTGCCAGATGCTAATGCCGCATAGGCTGTTGTGTCAGTTGTTACAGTCCACCCCTTATTGGTGCTGTCGCCTGCAACTGATGTCAACGCCAATGTTGTGCTGAAGGTGGTGCCGGTATGCGCTTCCCAAAGAGAAGCACTGCCCAACTCGGTAGCATACTTTGTATAAAGGTTTTGATCCGCTCCCAATTGGGTGTTGATTACTTTTGCACCGATCTTATATACATTAGACGCATGGGCAGCAGTTTCATACAGTGTAGCATCGAGCAGACCTTCCAGGTTGGTGATGTTAAAAGTTGTTTTAACAAACGCTGCATCGTCGAAAAATTCGGATGCACTCAGGAAGCTAACCGATACATTCGTGTATTCAGTATCTACAGAATTGCCATCACTGAAAGGTTTGCCTGCAACGAATATCAAGGCCTGTGTACCTACGAAATTGCCATCAGCATCGAGCTTACCCCATACATTCCCGTTGCTGTCAAACACAAATACAGGAACGATAGAGTTGTTGAAAGCCCTGAGTTGCTTTTCCAGGTTACTGCCCACGATCACTCCGAAAGTGTAAGCGGGTTTACCTTCACGAAGAATAAACTGGAAGCCCAAACCGGTGGCGCCAGTGGTGTTCGCCTCCGTGTTATTGGCTACGTTTTGAATTTCGGGAAAGGGGAATATCTTCGTTGCATCGCCGGTTGCCAGATTGATTGATGCGAGCAATGCAGCCTGGAAAGCTGCCTGTGTTGCGTAGTCGGTGCTATCATAAGAGGCACCACCGAGCATCAATACTTTTGGAACCGCTCTACGAGTATCGCAGGAAATGGGGCCAGTGTTGGCACCCACGTTACCGCATAAAGAAAGAATTGGCATTTTTAATAAATTGATTGTTTACAAATTGATTTCCGGTTGTCGCCTTTGGCAGAGCCTTTTAGTTTCGAGTTAGTATGTAAGCCCTGCCACTCGCTGACATTGTTCCGGCTCCTGTCCAGCTAAGCCTGTAGTATAGAAAGCCCGAGTCGTCGAACTTCCATACTGCTGTTTGACTGGCGACATCAGTTGCGGTAAAGGCGCTTTGACTGGGGACTGTCGCCCAGTTAGTGCCGTTCAAGCTACCCTGTAGTGTTACAGAGCCTGCAACTGTTCCGGATATTTTTGTAGCAACAAATTGAACCGCTACCGTTTTTGCGTACCCTGGTGTTTTAAGAGTCCACGTTTCAGTACCGGTATTTGATACTGTATCGATTGCCAGGCCATTGGAAGCCAGCATCGTTCTGGCATCAGTCTGCGCATGCGTGTACATGGTGAGCAGAGCCAGAAATGAAATGATGAGTATCTTTTTCATTGTTTTTAACAAGTTTTTTGTTTGACGTTTAACTTTAAATCCCTGATCTGAATCGCGTCTATGAAGTCATTGAACAGGTTAGCGGTCCCGTTTCCCAACTGATCACTACCACCCCAGTAAGGCCGGTCGGTTTTTTTGTGTTTCAACAATAACTCACCCGGCATACCGAACTCAGGCGCGACAGCCAACTGCTTAATGAACTCTGCGTATATTGGATATAAGAAGGGAAGGAAGTTTTTATCGCGCCTTTCAGTCATCGTGTAATCGATGGTTGTAGGCACTGCAATAATGAACTGTACACTGGTAAGCCGTGCATAGTCTGCAGGGCTTTCTCCAATAGCCTCGTCAAAATCCATCACCAACCAAACGAGCGGATATTTTTTATCCTTTTGCGTAACACTGTTATCCTTCAGGGTGAGGTTCTTCGTTACCTCGGAATAGTGCCCGAAATCGAAAAACACTTTGAAGGGGTTGGTTGCTCTCGCTTCCATCGTTTGGCTAACCTTGGCTACTACCGCAGCGAATACATCCGGTATGTATTGTGTAATCATAAGTTGCCGGTGTTTATTGGCCTCCACTTACGGTCATATTCCCTTACCAGGTAAGGGTAATCGCTGCGCCGTGTTTCAAGAAAACAATACAGTTCATGAACCCATTCAACCATTTGGTTCCAGGCGCGGGCCATCTTCGCCCCCGGGTTGATCCGGGTTGCGTTTTCAGCTTTGGTTGCCACTTCCCCAATGGTGGTTGTTTGGGATGCTTCTTTCCGCATGTACCAGTAATACACATAATTCGCGATCAGGCTTTCCTTTGAATCGCCGGTGGATTGATTCATGGCAAGGGTTGCTCCCTTATAGAAGTAAACATCGTCCACAGAAAACTCATGTGGCGCCGTAAGCGTCAATACGTTTCCTGCAACGGAGTACTCAGAAGGTAGCAGCTGTCCGAATGCCCGCTGTTCGAAAGTAAATTCCTTACCAACAAGCGAAGCTGGTATGATTGTGCTGCCGCTACCAGGGACAGGATCATAAGTTCCGCCCCTGCCTACTATTATGGAAATAGTATTGGTTGCGTCAACTATGCCGATGGTGCTATATGGCACGCTCACGAGGCCGCGCCACTTTTTAAACTTACCGGCCGATTCTTCATACGTTACCCCTTGCAATAGATCAGTCCATTTCTGCGCGATGGGATCTTCCCCCAGGCCTTGAATAAAATCATCGTACATCTTCACGCCTAACAGATAAGTGAGCAACTCGGGCTCACGTTTAAGTATTAGCAAGTCGATGTTTTCCTGAATTTCAATTCTGTTCAGGCCTGGGAGATTAAGCTCACCACCAGCGAAATATGACCGGTCGATTAATGACATAGGTTATTCTTTTGCCTTCGATGGTTTGGGTTTGTCTTTTGATGCCCACCCTTTATTGATCAGGTACTCCGCCGTTTTGGGGTGGAGCTTCAGTTCGTCACCTACACCAGCATATTTATGCTTATCGGTGGCGTAAACTGTTTCCTTTTTTTGCAGGTCTATTATCTCTCCTGTTGTTATTTTAGGCATGGTGAATGCTTTATGAATGATTCAATTTTGTTTACTGTTGGCTTAAGCGCCAGTAATAGCTGCTTTGATGTTTGCGAATGTGTCGTACACAAAAGCGCCCACCTCATTACCTGGCACATAGCTATGTAGCCTCATTTCCCCGATAATGGTTACCAGGTTTCTGCGGAAGTCGTCATTCTCCCAGCCGTATGAAGCAGTGAAAGGTTTGTAAATACGAACACGGAAGCGGGTCATATCACCCACAAGGACACTGCCTACCGGTATGCCATTCTCTTCGATCACTTTCACGCCACTGATGGTAGTACCGTCTGCGCTCTTGAAAGGAGGAATGATATAATGACCGTCGGTGCCTTTTTCCAGTTCCATATTGGCGGCATCAATGGGATTGATAACAGCCAGATTTGCGTTGAAATTCATCGATCGCACCTGTGCAATTGCTGCCCGGATGGCATCGGCATTGTTTGGGTCCTGTACGTCAATTGAAGTAAGGACAAACCCACCGGCAAAAGCATCCAACCCTTTGATATTGTCGCCTACACCGTCACCTGTCAACAGACCATCGCTTACTTTGATCTCAACCAGGTACTGCAATTCCTTCTCGATCTCACCGGCCATGAAGTCAATATCGTCCAGCATTTCGGTAGACACCTTAATAGCATCAGCGGCCTTTTTGGCTTCGCTGCTGGTGGTTGCTATCTCGAAATCAACCAGAGGTTTTACTTCTCCTTCACCAATAAAATCGGCATTACCTTCAGCGTTTCTCTTTTCAGCCCAAACAATGCGGGATTTACTGGTAGGGCTAACGTTTGAGATAGCCAACATGAATGGCTGGTTACGTGGGAGGTCAATCAAACCCGGAACAATCTCGGCCTCTGGTATGTATGCGCTGCTGCCGGTATGGGTAGCGACGGTCATGGTTGTAGCAGCACGCAGTTCTAATGGGAAGCTGGTAACTTTTCGGTTTCTGAAATCTTCCCACTCCTGTTTGCGACCTTCAATTTGCGAGCGGATTTGCTGGGCAATTGTTGGAACTTTCTCAGCTTCGCCCTTTGCGCGCTTCTCCATTTTTTCCAGCTTCTCGGCCAGGTTGCGGATGGTCTCCGCATTTTCCTCGCTGTCCTTTTTGTATTTGCGGAGGGCTTCCAGGTCCATGCCTTCAAACTGTTTTGAAATCAGGCTTTCCACTTCGGACTTTGGAACAAAGCCACGTTTTTCAATTTCATCGCCCACCTTCTTTTGGATATCCTTCAGGAGTTGTGTGCGTTCGTCGTTGCCGTCTTCACCGTCGCTTTTATAAGCTGCGTTGCCGTGACGAGCCAAGCCAGGAAAACGTCTGGTTGCCATCTTCGGCAGATAAGAAATTGGCCGGGATGGAAATTTTAATTGCGTCCGTTTCATAAAGAAAAATTGTTTAATAAATATTTATAATCAATGCCGCCTCTCGTCGGCTCGCTATTATCGAGTGTCATTTGCCTTAGCTCGTCCGGCTCTACTTTCGCGAGTGATATATGGCGGGCAATAAGTTGCCGTAATTCCAATTGTTGTTTGCGGGGAATGCTGCGTATGAAATCCTCGGTTTCATCATGCAGATACTCTTTCGCCAGTGATAAATCCTGAGCTGATCTGATCGCGTAGGTTTCCATGTTGGCGCCGATAGTTACTGCGCTCCCCTCATAGAGATCTATTTCTTTTAACAGAATGCTGTCGGTGGTTTCGTCGTACTCCATCTTGTCCCATACATAATCAAACCCGGCGCTAAACTGGTTGATCGTTCCGGAGTTGATTTGACTGAGGGCACGCTTTGCAGTTGGCACTTCTTCCGGATCATCGACAACGGCCTCGAAGTACAGGCCATAATCGTCTTCCTTCAGTATTGTGAACTGGCCGATAGGTTCATCCTGTCGATGCTGCCACAGGAAAGTGATTTTATATTTGCTGTTGGACTGAGGGCCACGATCGTTTAATGATTTGGCGCAGCAGCCCTTCAGGAACATAGTGCCGTAGCTGTCACGCACACCCCATACAATCAGATACCCTTTTACGGTACGTTCTTCAACTGACATTTTATTATCAGTCAGTTTACCATCCGCCCTCACGGAAAGTGTGGAATATGTAACAGGTGCAGAGCGTTGTTTAAGCGCCTTGATTTTGGGATGTAGTGTCATTGCTTACTAATTTTGAGGCGTCGCCGTCGGCCATACCGAACACGATCACCAGAATATTTTTCTTTACATCAGGAGGGAAGGGAGTAACAAGGATATCCTTCAGACCTTGCAATCCGCCCACGCCCAGTTTGACCGCCATAGGATCAGGGTTTTTCCCGTCAGTGACATACACGTCACCCCCGGTTACAGCCTCTTGCCCAATGGCAACCAGCAACTGGTTTTTTGTAATTAGTCCCTCCTTGTATTGTGTTATAGCGGTCTCGCTTCTTACTTTGTCAACATCTGCCTTAGCTTTCTTATCCTCCTGCAATACCTCAACATGATCGTAGCTCACATCAGCATAGCATCCGATTTCTTCCAGGTTCAACACCTTGTTAAGTATCTGGCAGATTTCCTTTCCGTTTTTGATTACCACATCTTGGTACAACTTCCTTTCATCTGCAGGGCCGTTTGTGTAAGTAGGTCCATCCTTTGTAGGAATGAAGGAGCGAGGCACACCGAGCGAGCCATATATAGCGGCGGCACTGGCATAGGTTTCTTCAAAGGGTTGCAGCTCCTCGATCGACATTGCAATGCGAACAAAGTCGACCGGTACATCAGTAATGCCTACGACATCGCGGCCACCTGTAACGCCATAGTTTGTTTGCATTTCTTCGCGGATGCTATCCTTTTCGTCAGGCGTTAATGGCATAGGCCCGTCGGCATCCGCCTTTTTACCGACAATGAAGCCAAGAGCTCCACGCTTTACATAGATGGCATTCCTTGCCTGG